CCCTTGGGGTCCGGGGATGGCGATATTTACCGCAGTGGTGGGGACCACAACCGTTATACGCGCAGTGCCAGAAGCGCCGCCGTCCGTAAACGTCAAAGTGCCTGCCGTAGTCCCACCACTCCAGTAGATCGTTTTGATCCGGACCCCAAGGGGGGGTGTAGACCCCCCGATGGAGAGAGCGCCAGTACCCGACACCGATTTAGCCAGTACGTCAGTTTGAGTAGTCATTTGCTACTCCTAACTTAGTAGTTGGCAACAACAGCGGAGCCGGGGATCTGCGGGAAATACGTACCATCCGAGTTACATACCGCGTACGTAACCGTGACCGAGGCCATACCCGCAGAAGCCGCCGTGCCGGTACCAGCAAAAGTGGCCTGAAGAATAGCGTCAGTCGGGATGTTCTGACCCGAACTGATATTCGTCATCAGCATCGAACCAATCGCCGTAGACGAGAACGCGATAGTAGCGCTAGGAATCGACCCCAACGAGTATCGACCAACCGCAATAGACGCGCCGGTAGCAACAAGAGAAGCAAATGTATAAGTCGCAGTAGAGTTCAAAAGCTGCAACGAGATCGTATTGTTCGTGCCCGCGTTAAACGCCGTAAGCACGTCAACATATACGCTTGTAATAACCGAACCCGCCGGAAGCACAAGAGGGTCCACGTTGGTCGTAGTGTTGACATAAAACAAGAACGGAGCCGGTGACGTGGCGGAAGTCGTTACCGCAGTAGATAGCGTAATCGCCGACCCCGAAGCCGCAGTGATAGTAGTACCAGCAGCGATGCCGGGGCCAACAACAGTCATGCCGAGTGCAATGCCTTCAGCGGCGGCGGTCGTTCCCGTAAGAGTCAAAGTCGTGCTGCTCGTGCCTCCCACAGCCTGAACAACGTTACCCGGAGTCGTCAGCGTGGTGGCCGAAGTATTCGTATAAAGAATTCCGCCGGGGGAAGTCTGCATGGCAAGAGTCGCACCCGTATTACGGTACGTGCCAGTATTTGCGCTGGTTCCCAAACCAGAAGAAGAAATTGTGGCCGAAGTGTTCGACGGGTTCTTAACCGTACCAACCAACCACGGGCCAAGATGAGTAGCGAGTCCCATACTAAATCCTTTACCCCTTGCAGGGGGTCATTAAAAGTCGTCTTACGATCTCTGCAACGTCCGCTAGGTCGGTTCGTAAGACTCAAAACCCTAGATCAAAGAAGGGGGGCCGAAGCCCCCCAACTCATTAGGCCACGCCGAAGATGCCGAGTGGGTCACTCCAACCGAAGCTGTAACGCTCGCGGCTCTTGTAACGCACGTTGCCCGTGTCGAAGTCACCGTCCATCGAATTCTGGAGCGGCGTACGTTCAAACATCTTCAGGCCATTCGGCACGTCCGTCAGGATGTTCCAGCTATGGGTATCCGTCAAGAAGTGGTTGACCTTGAACCCCTCACCGATGGTTCCCATCGACTTCAGGGCGTTGATGTCGTTGTCCGAGGTTCCGACCCGCAGCTCGGTATCAAGCAGACGCTTGGCAACGAACATCTGGTTCGGCGGGACAACAAGCTTACGGGGCTTGGCCGCAATCAGCAGGCCACGCTCATCGGTCCAACCGGCGATCTGAATCGTCGCTGCTTCCAGCGAAGTCTCGTTCAGGTCAGGGCTGGTCGAGAAGGTGTTGCTGTTGGTGCCACCGCTGATAAGCGGGTGCGCCGTGTTGAAGAGCGAGACGCCATCGCCACCAGCATAAGCTCCATTAAAGCCATTGTTGATGACCGCAGCGGCCTTAACCTGCTTCGTGTACGCCATCGCTCGGGCGAGCGCCTTGGTATACCGCTTCGACAGACTGTCGTACAGGTTGTCTTCAATCGCTTCCTCGGTGACCGAGAACCCGAGAGCAATCGTCTCGTGGTTGTAACGAGCAGTCCATGCTTCCGGCGCATTGTCGTACGCAATCGCCTGACCTTCGTTCTTCACCGGGGCCGCATTGAAGCCCGAAAGCTTCGTCTCTTCTTCGAACGAACGCTCGGAGGTCTCGACCTCAAAGAGTTCCTTATGCTCCTCACCGTAAGACGCATACTCCATACCGAACAAAGCGTTCAGACCGGGGAGCAGTTCCTTAAGGAGCTGTGCGCGTGAAATAGCCATTTGTCATTACTCCTTACGAAATGCCGGTGGCGTTCATGTAGCTGTGGACACCAAAGGTGTAGCCTACAATCACTTCCGGATAGCCAACGAACGTAATATTAACGGTGCTGGCCTGTGTAATTGCGGTAGCAATCGTCACAGTTGTGCCGTTAACGTTCGTCACATAGTTATAGTCGCCGGGATAACCGTTCGTCGTGTATCCCGTACCAGCCGCGTTCGATACGATAACCTGCATACCAGCCTGAAGACCGGTAATTGCAGAGCCAAGCGTAATGGTCGTGCTGGATGACGTACCCGTACCCGACAGCGTAACCGCCGTGTCCGGAACAAGCTGCACAACACGGAACGCGCCAGAAGTAGCGCGAAGCACACCCGAACCGTTAGTTGGAGCCGTAGCCGAGGATACGCCCGCCGTCGAGTAACCCGTCGAAGCGCTACCAACACCCACGTTCACTGCATTCAGGTTAGTACCGACAAATGCCTGCGAAACATAGCCAATCGTAGTCGGGGTATTACCCGCCGAACCCGAAGGCTGGGCATACACTGCCGTACGGAAGCAAGCCTGCGGATCATCGACCACATAACCGACCGCATCCTGCGCAACCGTACTACCCGCCCAATACTGATAGCGGTTCTTGCCGTAAATCGGGCCACCCGTGGTCGAGTATTCCGCACCGACAAACACACCAATCGTGCCGGTCTCCGAAGCGGTATTATAATTAAGACCGCTAAGATTAAGCGTACCGGGGGCGATAAGCTTAACAAGATCTCCATTGTACAAGCTCGTGCCGTAAGCCTCTTTGATGGGGAGCATACGGGTCGAACCCGAGTACACCCGGCCACCGATGAGGTTTACTGGCTTGAACCCGTACCCACTAGAAACAGTAGGATAAGCCATCTAAGTCTCCTAAAAAGTTATTGCCTGTTACCGCGACCGAAGGAGACAGTAGACTTTTTGTCTGAGAACAAATCCATATTCGTTCTGCCGTCCTTCTCTCGCATGAAATTACTATCGACAGCTTCCATCTGAGACTTATTCATTCGGGCGTAGTAATCGCTACGCTGATTGACCATCTCTTCAGGAGCCTTGCAGAGCAGCAAACCACCAATCTCAATGTTGTCTTTAAACTGACTATTGGAGTTGCGATCTGCGAGATGCATGATTTCCGGGTGATCAGACGCCTTCACAGGCTCCCAACCCTCTCGTAACTTTGCGGAAGTATTCGTAGGGTCGTTCTGACCCATGACGCTTACCCGGACGTACTTGAACTTCCAACCCGGAATAGGATTGGGTTCAGGTAGCAACTGTGGCGGTGTCCATGCCTTTTTGCGGAGCGTGGAATCCCGATTTTCTACTTCACGAGCCAGACGATTCTCAGCCATTGATGTTCTCCAGTTTCAGTTTTTCACGGGCATATGCTTCAGGAGTCAGTCCCAATCGTTTAGCAATTGCGGCTTCAGACGCCGTGATTCGGACTTGCTTTGAACCAGTAGACCGTGTAGCCGGGGCAACAACAGTGCTGATCTTGCGGACGGGCTTTTCGGCCTCTTCCGTGGGTTGTGCGTCCTCGAAATAATCCGAGAAACGTTTCTTCATCGTCTCATCGACTCGGCGGTAGTAATCGTCGCTTCTAGGATCGACACCCGACCGGACTAATTTTTCATGCAAGCCAAGTGCAAGGGCCGTCATCTCCTCGTCTACACCGAACCACGTATTTTTCTGTCTCCACGTTTCGGCTTTTGGATCGACCGTGGGAGCAGGACGCGGCTGTGCTTGTGCTTGTGTCTGCTGTTGTACACCAGAATCAGAGTCTTGTAAAGAGGGACGGAAGCTTGCGACTTCCTTCAACTTCATCTTGGCATCGGTCAGCATCTCCTGAGCTTCAGTAATCTTCTCAGAGTCGCCCGACTCATACGCCGCCTTCAGAGCCGCCTTCGCCGCATTGACCTCGATGGTCGCAGCCTTCGTCGTCTCCTGAGCAAAAATTCTTTCCCCGGTTCCAATTCGTTGTTTCAGAAACTTATTTTCTTCATAAGCCTGCTGAGCGAACCGCAACGCCTCTTCCTTCTCACGAGCCGCCGCTTCCTTTGCGCGACGTTCATCGTGCCAGACTTTCTTCATCTGGCTCAGGCGCTTCTTGACCTTCTCCGAATACTCTTCAAGGTCATCCTTCTCCAACTCCTCCACAAGATTCTGCGGGAGTGGGGCGCGATTCCGATCCTCCGGGGGAGTATCGTCCTCAATCTCAACTTTCAAACTATCATTCGTATCGTCTGTCACAAGTTACTCCTTATCCTGCGCGACCAATGCCTCGGGGATCTTCAACAACCCCCTCAACTGTGTCATCGTTAATGATCCGCCATTCCGTACCATGAATCTTGATGCGCGTACCTGCATACGCACGGGTCAGAATAAAGTCTCCAACCTTGCACCAAGGGCCATTCGGGAATCGGGTTTTGTCTGCGTACGCTTCTGGTCCCATCTTGGCGACGAAAAGAACAACCGTGGTCTGCTCTTCGATTCGCATCGCGGAGTCAGACTTCACAATCACGCTATCGCCAAAGGTATCTTCAATCTTGGGAACCATGCACAACAGCCGGAACCCGCTCGGTTCTGGAAGCTGTTTCGCCTTGCGTTCTGCTTCGCTCAGCGTCTTATCAATGTTGATATCACTCATCGTTTTCCTCTACCTGTTTTGCAAGTTCCTTGATAAGTTCTTTGGCACTCTCAAGACCTTGAATCACTCCAACCAACCGGCGGTACTCATTCATATCAACAATGCCTGATACGATGGCCCGTGTTGCGCTACCGATGTTCTCTTCAATCTTCCTGATGAGATACTCCGCAGCGGTGTTTGTCTGCATGTGCGATCTCCTTAATCGTTGTCACCATCATCGTCATCGTCGTCATCGTCCGACTTAACTTCTCCGCCTTTGGAGTAGTCCTTCTGCGCGTCGAGCTTCTTCTGCTCTAGCTTCTGCTGGTCAAGCCTTGAGGCCACTTCCATCTTGTGTTCACGGAAGTCCTGCTGTTGCTGGTCCAGTTTCTGCGCCACATCCGCCTTGTGCAGAGCCTTCTTGTGCGCCATGTCAATACCGGTTTGCGCCGCATCAAGCTGATGCTTGGACTCATCCAAGGCGTGTTTGTCGGCAAGGTTGGCGGCGTGAGTTGCGTGAGTGGCTTTCTTGTGCGCGATGTCCACGCCCAACTTGGCCCCCTGCATCTCGTGGGATAGCTGAAGTTCCTGCTGCTTGAGTTTGATCTCGTCTGCGCGAGCGGCAGCGTCTGCCATATCCTTCTTCTGCTTGCGCTCCTGTTCGGCTTTCGCCAACTGCGCTTCCAACTGAGCCTGCATCTGCTTGAGCTGGATCTCTGCCTGCGCCACCTGAGCCTGTGCCTGAGCTTGCTGCGCTGCGATCTGAACCTGCTGCTGCTTGATTTGTAGCTCCTGCTGCTGCATCTGGATGAGCGGATCCTGTGCCTGCTGCTGAGCCTGTTGCTGCTGGGCCTGCGCCTGATTCTGCTGGAGCAACTGCTGTGCGGCCTGCGCCGCGAGCGACGAGAGCTGTACCTCCACTGCTGGCGGCAAGTAGCCCATGTCGTTGTCGAGATCTGGCGGAGGCGGCAACTCCGAACCCAACTGTTTCTGAATCTCGTTGCGGTACTTGAACGCCACATGCTCCATCAAGTGAGCAGCGGCAGCGCCCATGATCAACTGAGCCTGCGGATTCTGCCCCACCATCTGCTGCATCATCGGGTCGTTCTTCATCGCCATGTGCGTCTGGATATGCGCATCGTGGTCCTGATACATGAACGCCTTGACGGGCTTGCCCATCAGCATGAACATATTCTCG